GGCCCATGCGACCCGATTCGCGCACTCCTCCTGATCGGGATCGTTCTTGCATGTGCCTTCAAAGGCTGCATTGAATGCCGCAAGAAAAATGCGCTGCCCGCCGTCCGGGAGTGCTGAACGGACCTCTTCGGGCAAATCCTCTACGGAGGAGTACGGCATACATCATAGAAATATTATCAGGGAAGGCTTATAAGGAGAGTATCTTTACGACAGGTTAGGACGGGTTATCGCCCTCCCTGGAAGATGTGCCGCACGATCATCTTCCGCAATAAGTAGAACGGGGTGAACATTGCGAGGTCGCAGTGCCGACAGGTCCGGGTCTTCTTCAAGGGTTTAAGGTGCTGGTAACTGCCCTCAAGGAGGTTCCCCACCGGATCGTTGAGGCCGAAGTCGTAGCAGCACTGGTAGACGTTGCCGTTCGGGAGGACGACGTGCTGCCTTTCACGGAGTTTATCGCACGAGGTCGGGTATGGCTTGAATGGGAGGCCGGTCCGTGCGTGATCCTCGCGGCGATTAGTTGGGAACCGCTCGTTCATTGCTACAGTCTGGCATTGCCACCGTTTCAGGAATATCGGTAATAACTCACAATACTCCCGGGTTATTGGGATCTTTGCTACTCCATTGGCGTCCGGCAGGTGTAAAAGGATGCGGGAGAACTCCACGTTCTTGATCTTCTCGTAATCATCATAGGTGCATCCGACCAGCGTAGTAAACAACTGGACGCCGTGGCCCTCTTTGTAGGCGTGGACTATCATCTCCGCGGTATCCGGGTTCAGGAACGGCTCGCAGAACCCGCTGAACGTTATTTCCACGGATTTCGGCACAGTCCGTATTATCTCCTTGAATGCATCAAGGCTCATTACGCGGGGACCGTCATACCTGCTTAACAGGACTTCCTGCGGGCAGTATTTCAGGCAGTTCACAGAGCACCCTATTTTTGTGGTTATTTCAAGAAACTCGCTCATGCACCCACCTCATCCCGGATTGCCTGCCGGATCAGCCTCCGGACATTCCGGGTATCCTCGCGGGTCCTGCGTTTGCCCTCGTTGGTCAGGTAGGGGCAGGGTTGGAGCCGGGATATCCCGTACATCACGCAGGCGCCCGGGCGGTCCTCGTAGATGGCACACCTTCCCGCTGCAGATAGAAAGACACATCTCCGGTCCCCGGTGATCAGTGCCGCGAACCCGTCTTTCCAAATTTCTTTGACTGGTTGTTGCTGGAACCGGTCGCGGTATCTGCTGACGAGCCCTGCCGGGAAGGAGATGATTCCGCAGCACTCGGTGCACTTTCGGGCTGCACAGGCCGTGTTGAAATCTCGCATGGTTTCAGGACCTCCTGGATGGCATTGATCACGATCTGTTCGAGTCCTTTGCCGGTTGCATGGAACTGCTGCAGCAGGTCCCGGGGGATGGCTACCCGCTCAATCACCGGGGCACACGGGTCGGCTGTCATGAACTCATAGACGCTCTGCCGGGTCCGCCTGCTTTCGTTATGGGCCTTGAACCGGATGTTCATCTCGCGGGCGATGCTGGCATAGCTCAGCCGGTCGCCGTTCTGGATCGCGGTCTGCTTACGCATGAACGTGATTTCCTCCGAAGAGAAGTCGATCCGCGTTCCGTTCCTCGTGATTGCCTGTGTTTCTTCCATGTTCAGTGTCATTTCCTTGTGTTCTCCTTACGCCACTACCGGGATGTGTGCACACCTGCAGTTCGGCTCGCCAATCGGCGGCACCTTGTCGGCATCATATACCCCTTCGAGCGCGAGGTGTTCCGGCCGGACGTTGTTGTCCCGGGCCGTTCGATACTCCACCCTCACCCCGGCTTTCTTGTACCGGGTGAGCGAGGCTTCACTCTGGATCCTCGCGGTCTCGGTGCGGGCCACCATCGCTGCATGGGATTTCCGCTCGGTGAGATAGTCCTGCAGGTCCTTGGCGATGCTGCCGTCCGGATACCCGCCGGCCTTGAACTCCCGGGCGCCGGTCGGTTTCCCGTCCTCGATGCCCTTCCGTATGATGTCCGAGACCCTCTCCCGCTGCTCCTTGCTGGATTCGGAGAGCCACGGTTTGAAGACCCGTTCGGGGAGCTTGGTTTTCTCGTTGATGTTGACCACCATGGTCCCGCCTTTCTCAACGAGCAACTGGCGGTACCCTTTCATGTACTCCAGGGCTTCCTGCTGCACCATCTCTTTCGAGAACATGAGCTTTGCGAGCCTGATGGCGTTGGCGTCTCCTGCGATGTGGGCCTGCGTTGCAGAGTTGATCAGGATCTTCCGTTGCCGCTGGTCGAGGTGGTCAAAGATCTTGTTCATGCGGTCGGGGGAGATGGCCATTTATACCATGCTCCATAACCAGACAGCAAAAACCGCCCCCATGAAGAAGAAGGTGAGACCAATAAGATCGTCTTTTCCAAAGGGTTGCATCAATCCGCCTCCATCGCCTTCAGCTCCGTGATCACGGCTTGGAGCGCTTCATCATATGCCTGCTCCAAGCCGTCCGCCTCGTCTTCCTCTACCTCTTCGGGAGTCTGCACACCTTTCGGGTGCGGTTCCTGTTTCAGGCCAAAAGGAGAGGGTGCCTGCGGTTGTGGGCGGGTCTTCTCCAGCTCCGCCCGGACCTTGTCGTCTGCAGGGGGCAGGCCGAGCAGGTCCCGCATCTCATCCAGGGTGGCGAGTGCCGGGCTGGTGGGGGTCTCCCGCATGGCTGTCACGAGCTGGACATTCAGCGGAGTCTCATCGACCTCGAAGGCCGGTATGGTGACCTCGACAACGTAGCCTTTCTCCGTGTACCCGTTCACGTCCAGGTAGTGCTGCAGCAGGGATTCCGCCGCTTCTTCAAGCCACCGGTGCACGCTGGAGATGTACATCTTCATGAGTTCCAGCTCGCCCAGGTTCGACCCCCCGATCAGGGTGCCGTCTTTCGTGATCAGGCTGGTCGGGGAATAGATACGGTCGAGGATCCCCTCGTAATGCTTGATGGTGTCCAGGGCCGTGGAGTTGTCCTCAAGGTGCGGGTCTGCGAACTCCATGTTTTCCCGCAAGGGGAACCCGACATTGATCCCCCAGTTCTGCAGCAGGGTCTTCAGGTAGGTGGCATCGCTGACTATACCCTTTGCCCGCTGGACCGAACTGGTAACCTTCGGGAAGAGTGCCGGTGCACCGACTCGGTTAACCTTCTGCATCTGGGCCTTGTGGCAGTACGCCAGCATGTGGATGATATGCACGGCCGGGAGGCACGCGGGCGTCCCTGCGATCGCGGGTTCGGTCGGGTCCTTGATCATGGTGATGTTCGTGACCTGAACCGGGTCGCCCGTCTCGTCCTGCTTCTGCCAGTATTCGACCTCATAGTCCTCGTTCAGGACCACGCCCCGTAGGATATCCCCGTACGAGACGTAGTTCCCGGCAGTTGGCACGGTCGCAAAGGTGTAAGCCGGCAGGACCCGTAACGCCAGGAGCCGGTACTCGGATCCCCTCCACCCCCAGACATCATTGGTGAAGGATGCCCCGTATCGCCAGACTGACGACCAGATGATCGGGAGTTTCTGGTTGAGGCGGTTGTCGTCCTCGTTGGTCATGGCCGTCAGATTCTCGGTCAGGTCCTCGTCAATTTCTCCCTGCGGGTTCTTGGCCGTGATCTCGACCTTTTCGCAGAAGATGAGGTTCCGCTGGTTCTGTTCCAGCTTGACGAAATAGGCGTTGTCTTCGAGGCTTCGGATCTTGGCTGCCGTCACCTCCGGGGCCTTGTACCTGTTCGTCACGCTGTGCTGGTAGAGGACACCGTCTTCCCGGTCAGGGTTGCGGGGCCTCCGAAGGTTCCGGATACTATCAAGTAGTGTCACATTAATCCACCTCGGATTTTCATCTTATTGTTCTGCGGGCCGAACCCGCCGGCGTGTTCGAGTGTCAGTTCAGATCCCTCCGACATCTGGGTCAAGTCGGTAAACGCCCCGCTCAGTACATCGACAATATCGTCGTGATCGCCGTTCGGGAAGAGCGTCACTTCATCCAGGAACGCGGTGTTCCAGTGACCCCGGATTAAAATCACGTTCCCGGCTTCAGCGGCAGCGGATACGGGTTGCGCCCGCACTTCTTTCGGGCCGGTTGATGGGATGCCTTTGAAGTCGTAACCTTCCAGCACTTTCCGTGCGTAGTAGTCGATGGTGTTGACTCCGGATGAACCCGGTTCCCGCTCCATACGGATCGAGACTGTGTAGCCATCGTCCTCTGCGGCCTGCCTGACCAGCGCCTCAACCCCTGCCGGGCTTTCCCTGGCGTGCCGGAGGTCGAGAACGTAGAACCTGCCGTCTTTCTTACCAAGCAGGAGCCCGGCGGTATAATCGCCCCTCTGTTGGGATGCGGCAAGATCCCATCTCCGCACCATGATCAAATCGCGGGGTGCGGCTTCAATGATCGGGAACCAGTGCCGCTTGAACATCCCCCCTTCCTGCGGTGTCGGGCGCTGCTGGTAGAGGGCCGTCCAGTGATAGGATCCGACGGTTCTCTGGATTCGGGCAAGGTCCTCACGGGTGAACCTTTCCGGCCAGAGGGGATCGCCGGGGGTCCTGCCGATCTGGTCGTTGTCCTCTGCCAACGCGGGGAGGTTCAGGATCTCCCAGGGCTCGCCACCGTTCTGCATATCCTCAAGTATTTTTCCCGCGAGGTCCCCCTGGTTCCACCGGGTCATAATCAGGATGAGGGCCCCGCCCGGCTCGAGCCGGGTATAGAGGGTGGACTGGTACCATTCCCATGCTTTATCGCGGTAAGTCTTGCTGCTTGCCTGTTCTGCGTTCTTGACCGGGTCGTCGATGATAATCAGGTGCCCGCCTTTCCCGGTGATGGGGCCGCCCACTCCTGCCGTGACCATACCTCCCTGGTGCCCTTTGATATCCCATCGGCTGGCAGCTGATGAGTCCGGCAGGACCTCCACCCGCTCGACAAACGAGAGTTTGCCGTGCTCCTCGATGAGTTCCCGGGCACGCCTGCCCCATTGTGCCGCAAAGTCTGCCTCGTAGGAGGTGAGGATCACGCGCCGGTCCGGGAACGTGCCGAGATACCACGCGGTAAAATATTTGCTGATGAACTCGCTTTTCCCGTGGCGGGGGGGCATGAAAACCATCAGCCGTTTGGACTTGCCCGCTGCAACATCCAGCAGCCGCTCGTTGAGGTGCTCCAGGTGTCGCGGGCAAGTCCATTTCCCGGAACTTGCCTTATGCGCGAACGTTCTAGGACTTGCCGGAAATGGCACTGAAAACCTTCCTTTCATATTCACGGTATGCGTCAGTTCCAAGGATCTTCTCTACATCAACCGCAGCAACGGGTATGGGGCCGCCGTCTTTGCCGGTGATCTCGTGCCTCTCGGTGAGCTCCCCGGTGGCCTTTGCCCTGAGCTCAATGGCACCACGGGATTCCCGGAGGGCGGCACAGGCGCCTGAAATATTATTTACTGACACCGCCATGTTGTAGAGCGTGTCCGCCTTGTCCCGGTGCTCATCGATCAGATCGAAGAACGACCGGGATTCCCGTTCATCTTTTGCGGTTGAGGTGGCCGTTGCTTTCTTTGCGATATGCCCGGATTCCCTGTGCCTTTTCAGTGCACTTTTGGAGATGCCGAAACGGTCCGAAATGGTACGTAATGATTCGTTTGGATCGACTAGCGCCAAATCGATCTTATTTCGATCCTTGCTTGTGCAGACCGTGCACTTCCGGGCCAGCTCAGATCACCTTCATGAACCCTGCCGGGCACCACGGGTCAATGATTCCCACGATATACGCCCCCATCCTGACGTATTTGATTTGCGGGTCCACCTCCACCACGGAGAGGTCGGGCTGGTCTTCGCAGTACCGGACCATCTTGCCGCGCTCCACCGGTGCACCGCCTGCATTGAGGCCAGGGCTGGATAGTTCGGGCACAGGGGCATCACACCGTATGACTGATGAGCAGTTCCCCGGCCTGGTTGACGGCAAGGGTGCCGCTTAGTCCTGACATCTTCCAGATATACTGCCCGACCGCGAAACCGTTGGCTACGGTCAGCGGCAGATCGCCGTAATAGACGCCCGTGCTGGCTTTTGTACAGGTGATCGCTGCTCCGACCGTAGTGGTGCCGTCACTCTGGTATGCCTGGAGCGTAGGGGCGGCGTCAAGATCAGTAAGCGTAGTGCCATCGCTGAACGCATACCACGAGACGGAGATCCGGTACGTGCTGCCGATCCTGCACTGTGACCGGGTCATACGGGCACCACCGTTGCGGGGCCGGCTCTATCCATCAGCGCAGGGGTACCTGCGATATCCCGGACTGTTGGCGTTCCTGCCCGGTCTATAAGGGTTGCCGTGCCTGCGTGTGCCCGTTCTCTCACCAACCGCGCCAGTGCACTCTGCCAGTACCCGATATCCCAGTAATATGACGGCAGCCCGCCATTCGGGAAAAAGGAGATCATGACCCGTCCCTCGTGACCGCCGTCCGGTTCCCGTCGCTGTCCACGGTCGCCACTACCCGATCCTTGGTATCGCCAATATCCCGATACGTGATCGCAGTGGTAGCACCGCCGGACGCCTTCCCGGTGAGGACCGCCAACATCAGCCGGACGGCCTGCCGAAGTGTGGTGGTGCCCTCGACAACCTCATCGTGAATGCTATCAGCCGTCGGGAGTGCCGCCAGCGTGGCCGGGAGGGTAGTGCCGGTGTCTTCGATGATTCCCGCAGTCTCGGCTTTCACGGCTGCCACATCTGCAGGCAGGTTCGCGGCGTCCAGCTCAGCAAGCCGCCCCTCCGTGCACACTGATGCAAGAGCGGCGCTGTTCGTGCCTCTCATATCGGTGTTGGTCGTGCAGGTATCCACCAGCGTTACGCGGGCAATGGTATCCCCGACAACCACGTAATCAGCGGCGGGCAGGCTCCGTGCCTCGAACTCTGCCACGGTCGGGATATCCTTGAGGAGTGTGTCGAGCGTGGTGCCGGTATCCGTCAGGATCGCGGCGGTATCTGACTTGACTGCCGGGAGATCGGTATCATGGACGTTATCGACCACCGTTTTGATCGCATCAACCACGGTTTTCACGGCGGGTAAGTCCGTCGCATGGACATCTCCTACCTGCGTGATCAGGTTCCCGGTGTCGGTCTTGACTGCCGGGAGATCGGTGTTGTGGATATCGGTCAGCATCGTAAGGATATTGTCCGCGACCGTGTCCACCGTGCCAACAGGAGCGTTGATGTTATCACCAATGATCTTGCCCGCTGTACCTGCCCCATACGAACCGGGTAACGCCGTGCTCCACGGGTCGCCGGTGCCGCCTGCTGCTGCCAGAGCTGCGCCTGCGGACCCGACACCCGAATGATCGGCTACCAGTTCGTTCCAGACTGCATCGGCTACATCAGCAGATGACGGTGCAGTTGCTCCCTGAAGCAGAACGGACGCACTACCGGCGACTTCGTGGTCAGTATGCAGGACTTCGTCCCAGACTGCATCTGCTACGGCTGCTGCGGTTGGTGCGCTGGCTGCGTCAAGGATAAGGTCGAGCCTCCCGCCATTCGCCCAATCGGTCTGCAGTTCGTTGGTATCCGCGAGGATCGCTGCAATCTCCGTGTCAAGATACCCGGCGACGGTCGTCAGGGTGCCTTCTGTGGCCGGGCTTGCGGGGATCACATCGGTCTTTGCCTTGATAGCATCGATGAGCAGGTCGAGCCTCCCGCCATTCACGAGATCGGTTTGCAGCTCATTGGTGTCTGCCAGGATTGCCGCAACCTCGGTATCAACTGCTGCGAGGATGGACGCTACTTCGGTGTCGATGTACCCGGAGATTGCGGAGAGAGATGACGGCAGAGTTGTGCCAGTGTCCTCAAGAATGAGTGCAAGATGGCCCCCCGCTGCTTCAATCGCTGTTTTTACCTCGGCTGCGGTGGGGAGAGCATCGAGCCCCGTGTCCATCTCGGTCTTTGTCGGGGGGTCATAGGCGTTGAGGGCATCGGTGACTTCACTCTGCACTTCCGCATCCCATGCGGCGTTCCACGGTATTGCGGTGAGCCCCGCACCAAGAGCCCCGATTACCGCGGTGTCTACGAGGATTGCTGCAGTATCGACTTTCATGGCCGCAACGTCCGCGCTCACGCTCGCGCCTGCAGGAGCTCCGAGCCGGGCGTATGCATCGCCGGTCATGGCTGCAGCAGCGGATCCTTTCCAGTTCACGACATTGACTCCCAGCTGGGGGGTTGCCGCATCTACCGCGGACCCGGCGATCTGGGTGACGGATACGTCCTGCACGTCAGCCCCGAACCATGAATCATAGACGTTTGCCGTGAGGACTGCCGCCTCAAGCCGCATGTAGAGCGCACCGGCAACTTTCACGTCAATGATCATGCTACCGAGGGTATCCGTGTCGGTTGCATCGAATACCGCATAGTACCGGCCGGTAGTCCCGATCTCTGTGGCTCCCCCGCTGTTCTTGGCAGCCACGGACGTCCCTCCGGCTTTCCAGATGTTAATGTCAGTGTTCGCTATGGTCAGTCCGGTTTTCGGCGTGGTGCCGTCGGTCGAGTCAAGGAACATGCCGAGGAGCACTTCCTGACTTGCCGTAGATTGTTTCAGGTAGATCGTCATATCATCAGGGCTCCAAGGTGGAAGAACTGTTTCAGGTAATTGAGGATCAGGATCAGGATATTGCCTGCAGCGGGGGGTTCCGGTAGTTCCTCGTTGACCGTGATATTATACGGCACAATAAATTCCGATTTTGTCCCGCCATACTGCCAATATGTTTGCGTGATCCCGCCGATCTTCTGGTGCCCTTCGTTGTCCCCGTATGAATGAAGGAAATACAGTTCGTTTAGTTTCCGGTTGTAGCCAACTGTGGCCACATAATGCCCTACTGCTGCCGCGTCTCCCGTTGGTTCCGGAAGTAAAGTATTTGCCGGGGCGCTGTGCAGGTTTGAATACACGTCGATATGGAGAATCACCGTTTGGTTCCGGTAGGTTTCCTCCATTGCGTTTGACCAGTTCGCCGTCGTGTTGTATCTGTACCGCTCGAAACTCTCTATCGGGTTGTATTTGTGGGCATCGTCGTATGCTTCCGTCTGCGGATAGAAATATTCGGTCGTTCCTGCCTTAGGGGTGATCTGGTCGGTCTGAAGGTTGTATCCAAGTTTCAGGTTTTCCCCTATCGAATTAATTGCGATTGTCGAATCGGCGTCATAAATGTCGTGGTAGATGCTCCCTGCTGACGGGGTATAGTTTACGTGTGCATCACTGTGGATGATCGTCCCGCTGACGTTGTAATCTACATCCCTTGTCACGGGTTCCTGCGTTTCGCTCGGTGTGGTTCCTAATTCATGATACCGCAGGATCATCATTGCATTTGCAGATGCGGTTCCCGAACAGATCCCGGCGTCTTCCTGATCAAGCCACGGAGTCATGTTGGCGTACGGGTCCATGTAAGTGTCTGGCCAATTATCAATCGTTATGAGGCTTGTCTTATTCTCCCAGTCGCCGCCTGCTGAGTTCTCTGCCCATAAGTTCACTGCGTAGGTCCCAGGGACGTTGTAGACAAACGTAGGATTCTGGCTCGTGCTGGTATTGCCGTCCCCAAATTCCCAGTACCACTCTTCAGGAGTTTCTGTAGAAGTGTCAGTGAAGGTGATATCTCCCCCGTATCCCGCGCTGGACCTTGAATAGGTGAAATCTGCGACAGGCGGGTCCACGGGGAGATTCGTAGCATTGTAGGCACTCATCGTATCGCCAGTTTCTACCTGTAACCCCCACACCCATACATTCATCGTTGCAGTTCCGGCATATGAGAAAAACCGTGGGGCGTCCCAGGTATTCGCAATGAAGAATATCACCGGGCCCAAGTTCAGATCGTTTTCAGCAGACCTTGCGGTGATCGATACCCGGCACCATCCGTTACCTACAGATTCTGCGGTAGTGAATGAAGCGTTTACAACTTTTAAAATGGAACAATCAGAAAGGTCGTAGTTGGCATACGGACGATTGGTAACCGATGTAGACCCGAAAGGACCCGTTCCAAAAGAGAGCTGCATCTTGCTACGTGTACCTGTTTTTAGTAGGTATGCCGAAAACGTGTAGTTCTGGTCTGCAACAGACGTATAGTTACTTGTAAGGGTAGGGTTCTGATTTATGTAGTGGCCATTAGTCCCGGTGGTTTCATTTAACGAGTCCGCTGTCATCGTGGAATCAGGAGCCTCAATGGAATCTATAAGCCCCTCCGGAACCGATGTATATGATTTCGTCCAGTTAACATCGTCAAGTTCCTGTGACCACCCGATACCATTGACAGCGGCTGGCACCGGCATTACTAGCACCAGCAGCAGCGCCGCCGCCACTATGAGCCATCGTAAGGATATCATACCCGCCCCGCTACCGGCGCCGGTGTTGGCAGCCGGAAGATCTCGCGGATGAGCTGGATCAGCCGGTCGCTGATGTCGATAAGGATCCGCCGTTCTCCGATTGTCGGGGCGGTTGTTGGTTCCGGCGTGGGGGTTGCTGTAATCTCATCGGTCGGTTCGGGGGTTGGGATCTCGGTGACGGGCGGGACTACCTGAATGTAGTTTGTTTTTCTCAACGTCGTGATATTCGCCGGGCTGCCCGTAACGTGCCGGACCGTGACGGTATAATTTCCCGGCAGGAGATACGCATGAGTAGCCGCGCCGGTCGCATACGTGGTGTTGCCATCGCCCCAATACCATGTCAGGGACGCATTCACGGTTTCGGTGAGTTCCGAGCAGGCGATCATTTCGCCGGGAACCCCTATCAGCGGGGTACAGGAAAACTCTGCGATGCTGGTGCCCGGCGTCGGGGTTGGCGTTACGGTTACGGTCGCGGTTGCGCTGGTCGGGGGAACCGTCGGGGCATCGGCGGTTGGTGTGGGATAGGTGTAGACCGGGATCGTGGTCGGGTACTCTATCGGGGTTTCGTTGTCAAGGTAGACCTCGAAATACTGTTCGCCGGCCAACACCGGCACTGCCAGCATCAGCAGGAGGAAGATCAGGATTATAGGGTACTCGGTCATGGATGCCGCCCGCCGGTTTGACCCGGTCGTGGTGGTGATGCTGTTCCCCTTGCGGGGTCCCTGCCTCGAGAGGAGAGGTTATCGGTAAATTATCTCACGGAGCATGATAGATGATCGTCTGTACCTGGTGCGGTTTGCATATGGCTCAATTACAGGACTTTATTGCTCCTCTCTCATCTGGCAGGGTGAAGCTCGCCGCCGGACGACTGTGAGCCGGCAGACCCTCGTGGCGAGCGGTTAATTCATGGAGTGATCCCCGGATGCAGCGGGAGATGGTGTGAGCGTGCCCGCTGCATGCAGGGAGATGGGCCGGGGCGGATGGTTTGAACCGCGTCATAGTGCCTCATGAGAGCCCGGCCCGTGGTGTTCATCAGATGATACCCGCGATCAGGGCGCGGGCTAACGGGAGGAGGTCGCTGGAGTATAGCCAGAGCGCCACGCCGGAAAGGGTAGCGATCCCGCTGGATCCGTAGATCTTGGCAACATTGGCGAGCATTGCGCCGCCGTGGTAGTATTGGGCCTCGTCCTGCCAGTATTCGGGGCATTCCGGGATATCGGCAAGCTGGCCGGCACGGAACCCCGCCCAGATACCCGCTTGCAGGATGTGCCATTCTCTCCAAGTACTGCAAAACCCGTTCACGTCAATGAGCCCGAATTTGGCGAGGATCCCCGACGCAATTGCGCCAACGAAACACCCTTCCGCCCTCTCCTCCGGGCTGTCGTAGGGGTCAACCATCGAGCCAGCCCCGGAGCCAGTACCGGAACCGGCGATATAGTTCGCGGGCCCGGTCGAGGATGCTGCGGTCGCAGGGGACGCCGAGGGGATCGGGGGTGAGCACGTTGTCACGCCCCCTTCACAAAAGGGACGGCTTCATACATCCCCTCGAACTCGCCCCGTGCCATCGTGGTCAACTTCCCATACGCCACGAACGCATAGTCCCCGTTCGGCAATATCAGCGCGTCGAACGGTTCGGGTTTCTTTACCCTGAATTGCGGCATGGTCACGCCTTCTTGGGGAGCAGCCGGATCAGGAAATCAGCGGTTGTTGCGCCCTTGATGGTGCCCCAGTTCAGGAGCCCGAGCTGACTCTCTGCAATGCCGGTGATCATGCCGTATTCGACATGGACTTTGTGCCGTCCGGGGGTGTTGGCGCGGGCGCTGTTGGGATACTTCATCAGCACGGTGTCATAGGTGCCGGTCGTGGTTTCATACGGCAGGTTGGTCCCGAACTCCTGAATCATCTTACCATCCAGGAACACTTTCGCCACGATCTTCGCCCGGGCGTCTGCCTTGAACTCGAACCGCCCGAGGATCATCCCGCTGC